TTTAAATCGCATTTAACAGAATGGAGCATGACATGAATTTACTTTACATTGGACAGGCTTGGGAGTTGAAATTGATTAACAATGTCGCTGACTCGATCCGCAGATCTGGATGGTTGAACGGTGACCAGAAGATCGGAATCCTGCAACTCAGTTACGAGTACAGCGGGCTGTTCGCCCAGGTGTTGGCGCATCGGTTAACACTGACAGGTGAGCCGATGCCAATTGAGCCAGTGGATATTCCATACAAAAACGAGTTTGAGGTAGTCATTTATCCAGACAAACTTGACCCATATCACAAGTTGATTGTCTTAGACTCAGGGTGCCTGACAGGAAGCAACTTCACGCGAGTGCGCGCACAACTGATTAACTACGGATATCGGACAGAGGACTTGATTTTTGTTTCTCTTGCTTGCAGCAGCGAGTCAATTTTTAAACCAGACCATTGTCCTTTGGTATTTGACGGCAGTGTCACAATGGTTCATTTTTGGTGGGAGTGCAAGACAACCAAGTTTGATTGATATGTACAAAAAACGCTAAAATGTATACAGGATTGCGATTTGTGCATAAGTGTTGACATTATGTAATGAAAATATGTAACATCTTCTTACATGAGCAGAATCAAAGTGGCGCTAAACGAGCATGGATATCGTATTGGTGCAACGCACCAACGAGCGCGACACTCAGAGCAAATAGTGGATAAAATCAGAATTATGCATGAAACGCACGGATACGGATACCGCAAGATCAGCGCAATGCTTGGAATTGGGCGGTCTACAGTCCAAAAAGTGTGCAAATACCTCATACGCGGACAAGCGCCGCACGAATATAGGGTCATCGATGGGTAAAAAGAAACCTAAAAATGCGCTTTCAATGCAGTCTGTTCATGCTGAACCGATCATTGCTTGGCTTGCTGCTGGTAAGACTTTGAGGTCTTATTGCTGTCAAGATGGAACTCCATCGTTTGTAGCGGTTTATGATTGGATGGAAAAGGATGAAGACTTTGCTTTACGCATCGCGCGCGCGCGCGATAGTGGTAGCGATTCCATTGCCGATCAGTGTGTTGAATTGGCTGACATTGAACCGATTGATCAGGTACAAGCAACTTGGCGTAGGCTTCAGGTTGATACGCGACTTAAACTGCTGGCTAAGTGGTCGCCAAAGAAGTACGGTGACCGCACGGCCGTCGAGCATCAGGGTGGAATTAGCCTGACAGTAGTTACTGGAGTTCCTAGACCTGACGATTCAATCACAGGACGGAAGCCCGATGCCAAACAGATCACATGACCAGCACACATTTGACAGTCAATTACACGCCGCGAGCGTGGCAACGCAAGTGCCACATGTCGATGAAACGATTCACAGTGTTGGTATTGCACCGCCGCGCTGGCAAGACGGAACTAGCAATTATGGAATTGCTCGATCACGCAATGAAATTCGGATCAGAAATGGGCTTATTCTTTTATTTGGCGCCATTCTTAAAGCAGGCCAAGGCAATTGCCTGGAGTCGGATCAAAAGCAAGTTGCAACCGATGATCGGCACTGGCGCTGTAACGATTAACGAGTCTGAATTAAGCGTGACATTTGGACACAACGGCGCTGTGATCAGGATCTTTGGCGCCGACAATCCCGATGCCATGCGGGGCGTTCGCCTAGACGGCATTGTGGTTGACGAAGTTTCTCAGATTCGTCCGACAGTGTGGGAGGATATTTTGCAACCGTGTCTGTCAGATCGCAACGGCTGGGCGATCTTTACAGGCACACCTAACGGAGTCAATCTGTTTAGCGAGATTTATTACAAGGGTCAGAAGTTGCCTGACTGGCACACTGAGATCTACACGGTCTACGACACTGACGCCGTGATCCCATCCGAAGTTGAGCGCTTGCGCCGCGACATGACGGAAACATCATTCAGCCGTGAATATCTGTGCGACTTCAACGCCAGCGCTGAAGATCAGTTGATTAGCCTGAGCGATGCCAACGCAGCAGCCAACCGCACATACGCAGACAAAGATTACGAGGGCGCGCCCAAGATCGTTGGTGTTGATCCAGCACGGTTTGGTGATGATCGAAGCGTAATTATCAGGCGCCAAGGGCTAAAAGCGTCCGACATAATGGTGTTTCGTGGGTTAGATAATATGCAATTAGCAGCGCGGGTGGCAATGGTGATGGATCTGTTTGAGCCAGACGCTGTGTTTATCGACGCAGGTGGAGGCGCTGGTGTGCTAGATCGCCTACGACAACTCGATTACGACCCTATCGAAGTCCACTTTGGCGGCAAGGCAAATCTGGAACAGCAATTCGTGAATCGCCGAACTGAGATGTGGTGGAACATGAAGGAATGGATCGAGAACGGTGGATGGATACCAAGCGATCCGATGCTGCGACAAGAACTATCGACGCCAACATACTGGTTTGACGCGCAAGGCCGCAAGATGCTGGAGAGCAAAGACGAGATCAAGAAGCGACTGCAGGGCGGAGCATCGCCAGACATTGCTGACGCGCTCGCTCTCACATTTGCATACCCAGTAGGCAAGCGACTGCCGCTAGAAGTGCGAAACAAACTGCGGCTAGGCAAGCCACAAGACTACGACCCATACGCTAGGAATGATTGACGGTACCCATAGAGAAAAAACAATGAGCATAATACGCAAGGCAACGATTGATGATTTAGATCAGATAGTCGAGATGGCAAATAGATTCATTGCGTTTGCCCCGCATGGATCACTGATTACGCACACCACGGATGACATTGTCAACACCGTGCGTCTGTTCTTGGAGTCTGGAATTATCTTTGTCATCGATGTTGATGGCAAGGCTGTTGGGATATTGGCTGCGATGATGACAAGCGTGTGGTATTCGCCTTCAACAAAGGTGGCGCACGAAATGATGTGGTGGGTCAACGAAGAGCATCGAGGCACAATTGCTTCCATCAAGTTGATCAGGACTTACGAGAATTGGGCGCGTGAACAAGGCGCTCAGATCATTGCGATGTGCGACTTGGTGATTGAAGGACACGAACCAGTGGGAACGACATTGAACAGACTCGGCTACGAAATGAGTGAACGAACATACATCAAAGGAGCGAAGTAATGCCGCTATTCACAGCAGGTGCTTTAACTATGTTGGGCGCTACTTTGGCTGGTACTGCCGCAGCCGCTACTGCCGCTGGTGCTGGATATGCAATCGCTTCAGGCGAAGACGCCAAGAAGAAACAAGCACAAGCATTGTCTAAGCAAGAATCAGCGCAAACGCAAGCAGTCAACGCAGCCGAAGGGCAACGCAAGAAGTCTGAGATGGCGATCAATCAAGCCAACCGTCAGACTCCAAATGTTCAAGGAATCATGGAGTCTGCCAGCGCTTCAGCAGCGGGCGGCCCATCTGGCACAATGTTGACTGGCCCGACTGGCGTTAATCCAAACGCTCTCTCATTGGGCAAGTCAACCTTGCTCGGTGGATAAAAATGGGACAATACTCAGGAGACGCCCAGTCTTACCCAAGCGCGCCAACACGCGACAAACTTTACACACGATGGGGTCAACTCAAGTCTGAGCGAGCGTCATGGTGGGCGCATTGGCAAGAGATCACAAACTTTGTATTGCCGCGCAACGGTCGCTATTTCCGACAAGATCGCGACAAGGGATGGCGCCGTCACAACAACATCTACGACAACACTGGCACTCGCGCACTGCGAACGCTAGGCGCTGGAATGATGGCCGGCGCCACAAGCCCCGCTCGTCAGTGGTTTCGCCTCGGCACTGGCGACCCTGATTTAAACACATACACGCCAGTCAAGTTGTGGCTTGATCTGGTTACCAAACGCATGCAGTTGGTGTTCCAACAATCAAACACATACCGCGCTCTACATTCAATGTACGAGGAACTTGGTGCTTTCGGAACCGCTGCATCGATTATTCTGCCTGACTTTGACAATGTGATCCATCACTACCCGATCACAACTGGTGAGTATTGCATCGCACAGAACTACCAAGGTCGAGTCTGCACCATGTACCGCGAATTTGAAAAGACGGTCGCTGAACTTGTCAAAGAGTTTGGATACAAGAACTGCTCAAACACTGTGCAAAGCATGTTTGACCGTGGAAGTCTTGACCACTGGATTCCGATCATTCATGCAATTGAGCCACGCGCTGACCGCGACAACCGCAAGAAGGATGCTAAGAACATGGCGTGGGGTTCGTGGCACTTTGAAGTAGGCGGCGACCCTGGCAAGTTCCTGCGCGAAAGCGGATTCAAACAATTCCCCGCTGTTGTTCCGCGATGGGCTGTGGCTGGCGGCGACATCTACGGCAATTCGCCAGGCATGGAAGCGCTCGGCGATATCAAGCAACTACAGCATGAGCAACTCCGCAAAGCGCAATGCATTGATTACCAAACCAAGCCACCACTTCAGGTTCCAACGAGCATGAAGAATCGAGATGTGGAGACGCTTCCTGGCGGTATTTCGTTTGTTGATGGTGGCAGTCA